GGTATGACGGGTGCGGCAACTACTCCGGCTGCTACAGCTACTCAACAGACTGCTAGTGGATTATCGCAGTTAGCACAACTATTACCATTAGTTGATAAGTTGGATCCTGGAGCAAAAAAACAGTTGATCAACCATCTTCAGCATCCTACTGCATTCGTAAATCCTGCGCAGAAATCTAAAAAATTGGTACCAAAGCAGGCTGCTGTAACAGCGGAATCTAGTCGTAGGATTACTCCAAAATGAATTTAGCTGCATCCTTAGCATCACTCAAAAAGAAAATTGACACTATTAATACCCCTCCTCTTGTTGAGGACAAAGGGCACTTAGACCATCCTGAAGACTTGGTATTTCTAGGTGATATTACAGGTGCTACTAGGGCATTAACCGCGATTCAACAAACAGTTACTAACCCCAAGACGGTAACAATTAAATGGGACGGCTACCCTGCGCTCATCTTTGGTCGTGGCAGTGATGGTAAGTTTAGTATTATGGACAAACATATGTTCAATAAGAAAGACGGTACTGGCAGACGAATATTCAGCTCAAAGCAATTTAGAGAATACGACCTAGCCCGAGGTGTAGATCGTTCCGATTTACACAGATTGATAGCTGAGATATGGCTCGGGCTAGAAAAAGCATCAGCCGGCGCCTCTGGGTACTATTGGGGTGACTTGCTGTTTAGTAACCCACTAACTGAAGCGAATGGACTATACACATTCAAAGCAAACCCAAATGGGATAACATACACTGTGGATCCAAAGAGTGTTGTTGGAAAGCTAATGGCTGGAAAGCAAGCTGGTATTGCAGTTCATCAATATATAGCACCAGATGCACCTAGCACAGACCTCGCAGTGCCATTGAATGGGAATATTGGCAAGTTAAAGAATAATTCCAATGTAGCTATTGTACCCAGTAAAATGCCAAATACGCCGGCGTTAAAACTAGATACGTCACTAGTAGCTGGTGTTAAAAATGCGATTTCTCAATATGGAGATGCAGTTAATCAACTGATGAATACTGCGCCGCAAGCAAGAAATACGTTTAATCAACTATTTACTACTTATCTTAATAAGAAAATAGTGTCAGGTGATCTAAACAATTTACTGCAGGGGTTTATGTCATACGTTGATACTAGACCAATGACAGACGCAATGCGGGCTAAGATAGATACTCATTTACAAAATAATCAAGATGGCTTAGTGGGCGCATTTACGATATGGGCAGCTATATACAAGCTAAAAATGTCTATCGTAGACCAATTGAATAAAGCCGCTGAGTCTAGCCCAGTACAAGGCTATCTGCAAGATGGTACCGCAACGCAAGAGGGGTTTGTATCACAGGGTTTAAAATTTGTAGATAGGATGGGCTTTAGTCGCCAAAACCTGCAGGGTAGATGACCAAAATCCCGCCGCAAAACCAGTATTTTTTACTCCTGGCATAAATAAGTGTAGAGCTATACGCTCACAAACTTAAAGGAATTTTTAAAATGGCACAATTTACAAGAGTTAATGGCGACTTTCTACCACTAATCAACTATGACTCACCAGCATATACCAACGCAGGTGTTAACGCAATTGAATCAGCAGCAACAGTTCAGCCAGCTGGTCCTAAATTAGCATTCGGAACAATCACCTTCACTGGTGCAGCTACACCATCAGGTTCTGACTTAGCAAAAACTTTCCAGATCATAGAGCAATTAGCTACAATTATGATGTACGAGTATACTGAAGTTGGCGACAATACTGACACGTTAGCAGTTGCTATTTATCCAGTCGGTGCTTGGGACTTCACTAACGGCGGTGCCCTTGATGTTGCATTGACCGCAGCTACAGGCTTAAATTATGCTGTTACTACAGCAGCAACAGCTACATTCACAAACTAATTGATTAGTTTTTGATACACCAGCCCGAGATTTATTCTCGGGTTTTTTTACCTCAATAAATAGTAGTATGAGTTTCAATATTCAATGCTATACGATGTTCGACATCACACAGACCAAAGTAATGAATCGTTCACGTCCGATAGCAGATGATGAATCATGGCTGTATAAAAGAAATACGCAATGCAATTTTGACACTGTGGTTCAGGCTATATCCCTAAGATCACAGCCTGAGGTAGTTGCCGCTCCTAAGAGAATACAAATACGATTTGATGAGTTTGATAATTTTGGGTTTCTATATCAACAAGCAGAAGATGAAACCTATCCTTGCTGGACCTTTGATTTTATGATACAACATCCCAGTGTGTTTGATGATGGGATATCTGAATTGGGATCGTTGTACAGTGATTGTGATGGCGTCCCGATGATTTTATGCGGCACTGAATGGAATAAGTTACCATTGTTTTTAGATTCGTCTCCGGAACTCAGAAATATTTATTTTACGGTACATTATGACAACGAATAAAATTATAGACAAAGTTACAAAGTTCTTAACCAATGAGTTTATACAATCGGTAGGTAACATAGCCATCTTTAAAAATGATGATGGTTCATACGAACTTTTTGACCGTTACATAATTAATGAAACAAAAAATAACACCTTTATAGTCAGAATTCGCAGTAGCTATACTACCAAGACATTTAACTCGTTGAAGAATGCAGTAACTTGGTGTACATTTGAAAAGAGAAATAAATTTCATCAAACAACACGGATTGAACATTTAGACAAGTCTATTGGCAGTATCAATGTAGAAATCACTATGCATCAGAATCTACTTAAAAAAAGTAACGAATTAGACAAAAAAATGATATACATCGCAAAGCTCAATGAAGAAAGGCTTAAACGAAAGAGTATGACTACGGAAATGCATTCATACATCACTGAATCCAAGTATTGGCAAACAAAAAAGTTTGCTCCAAAGGATCAAAATATGTATGAAAAGATAAATACTTTATAACGTTTGGAATAACAATATGAAACTTACCGATTTTGACAGCAAAGAATATGCGCCCCAAGCACTCAAAGAAAATTATAAAGTTTCCTTTGATGTAAAACACATGTCAATGCCCGATACGAAAACCATGCTACAAAAAGTACGTGGATTAGCGATGGAAGCCAGAGGATCATCTGATTTCCATCAAAATCAAGCCAATCCATCGTATATGAAACTAGTTTTTATGGAGCAGGCTCTTGTATCACACTTTAATGTGTTATCATCACGCCCTCAGCCTCGTATCGTGTTTGAGAACGAAGAGGTTGAAAAATCACAGGTTGTATTGGCAGCACAGGATATGGTTGACTCCGTTCAGAAAATGGTCGAAGAAGTCAGCGATATGTTAGTTAAAGAATTGCCTGCGTTAGTTGATAGCATTCAATCTGAGATTGGTGTCAATGAAAGTACTCAGTTTAACGCACAGGTTACTGAAGCACTATCCAGCCTAGCAGCGACGCTAACACTGTCTAAGACAACATTGCAAGGGGCACTCAATACTATCACCGGTCAAGGTGATGCGGCATTTGGTGCTGATATGGGTGCTGATATGGGTGCTGATCTAGGCGCTGATATGGGCGCCGCAGATGGGGCTGAGTTAGGAGCTGAGGATGAAGAAGACTTGATGGCTCCTGAAGCGCCGGAAGCTCCTGAAGTTCCCCCAGTTGGCGGAGTAGGCAGAGCCAAGAGATAAGTAATGCGACTTTACGAGTTTGCAGCCGACCCTATAGTTACTAGCTTGGTTGCAGTGGTTGATCAATTACAAACTGACTTAGATTCTGGTGAAGTTCATTCCGATTGGACTGTTCCGGAACTGTTAGCTTATTTTAGAGATTACGATATACTCCTAGATAAAACAGATTTATACAATATGATTCAAGTGCCGCCTCTGAATAGTCTGATACAGAATATTCAAGGTGATAATGTTATATTCAAAGGACAGACCTCGGCCGCTGATCAACCTGAAGATGAAAAAAAGAAGATTGTGAAATCAATGGCCAATCACGCTGCCCAGCAAGTTAAATGATAATAGCTACCACCGCCGCAGTTAATAAAGTAAAACAACAGCTACAAAAAAGAGGGAAGGGTAGTGGTATTCGCATAGGCGTAAAGACTACTGGTTGCTCTGGACTTGCATATGTTCTGGAATTTGTAGATTTACCACAATCAACAGACATTAAACTAGCCTGTGAAGGCTGTGATATCTATATGGATCCTAAATCACAACCCTATTTACAAGGGTTAACAGTAGATTATGTTCGTCAAGGGTTGAATGAGGGTTTTGAATTTAGTAATCCCAACTCTAAAGGTGAATGCGGTTGTGGAGAGAGTTTTAGAGTTTGACCTAACTGCTTGACTTTGGGCGAGCAGCATAGTATAATACTACTATGTATAATCCAACTAAATTCAACTACGTCCCAATTAGTCGGGAGACTATTGATGGTTCACGCAAATATTTAACCCCGGACGGGGAAAGGCTCCCAAGTGTTACCACTATCCTAGATGCAACTAAATCTGAGGAAAGCAAACAAGCATTACAAAATTGGCGTAAACGAGTTGGTGTTCAAAAAGCACAAGAGATTACTACTGAAGCTGCAGGCGTTGGTACTTCTATGCATAAGCAATTGGAAAATTACTTATTGGGCAATGAAGTAATAGTGGGCAGCAATCTTGTCCATAGAACCGCATCCCCAATGGCTAAAACTATTATTGATTCGGGGTTGATCCATTTAAATGAATGCTGGGGGACTGAAATACCTTTATATTTCCCCTCAATTTACGCAGGCACAACAGATGGTGCCGGGTTGTGGAAGGGCAAACCTGCCATACTCGATTTCAAACAAACAAATCGACCAAAGAAATCGGAATGGATAGATGATTACAGGTTGCAATTGGCTGCGTATGCACTGGCCCATAATGAAATTCATGGTACTAATATTCAAACTGGTATTATTCTAATGTGCTCACGTGCCCTTGAATATCAAGAGTTTGTTATTGAGGGGAACGAATTTAAATTTTTTACCGATCTTTGGTGGAAGAGGGTAGAGAAATATTATTTACTTCAATGAACATTTACCATTGTTATGCCAACGTGAAAAATTACTGCTACCCTGGCCCGAAACACTGCAATATTCACACATCCATTTTTTCTGTGTGGGGTGTGTGCCATTATTAACCGCATCTGAAGCGATAGATGTTCCGTCAGGTCTTTTTTGAAATGGGCATTTGCCGGATAATGCGAGTTCTGACATATAACTAGTCCCGTCGGCTCTTTTTTGAAACGGGTGCGTTCCTTTAGCAACTCGGTTCCTTCCTGATACGCTTTGAATTTTACCACCGATAAAGTTATGAATACCTGCCTCTACCAATCTTCTATTTCTTTCCGATGCAAATTCACTACCTAACCACGGATGGGTTCCTGCCTCTACCGTCTGGATATTTCTAGCCCTAACCAATGCTCCGATTTCCTCTGTTGATAAATGCATTTTTGCTGCAATCCTAGCACATGCTGCCAAATCACCCTGTGAATAATGAATGTCATAGTGTTGTTGAATGGAAAGACATTTCAGATTTGATATATGATTATGGTTACGATTGCCGTCTATATGGTGTATCTCGTAAGTTCTACCGTGTTCATCAACTGGTATTGGTCCGTAGTGAGATATGTAAACTTTTCGATAATTTTCACCTGAATAAATAGTCATGCTGGTGCTCCTTGTAAATGAATAGCATTAGAGAGGGCAGGAATCGCCATTCCGTGGCTCTCACTACTATTTAGTCCGTCACGTTCTATCTCAGTTATAGACCAAACTTCTACCATAGATGATAAATAGATGTAATATAAAGAAATTACATCTATGGCCATCATCCAGATTTCGAAAATACAACAGCGATCAGGTAATATCGTTGACCTGCCACAGCTTGACGAAGCTGAATTTGGTTGGGCAACGGATTCTAAACGGTTGTTTATAGGTAAAACCACCCCGAATGAAAATATTGAAGTATTAACTTCTTATTCTGATATTAGCTTTAGTCAAATATCAGGCGCGACTGGTAATTTAGACATTGACGGTCCAAACGTAGCCAATGGACAGGTACTAGCGTTTAACGGAACAAATTGGACTAATCGTGGTGGCAATGTAGGTGGATTGATTACCTTGGGCGATGTTTCTAATGTCAAAATAGACGGTGGTGCTATTGGATATGTGTTAGAAACAGACGGTACAGGTAATCTAGCTTGGACTCCAAAGTCTACGATTACTGCATACATTGAAAACATTACACAAGCTAATCCGGCAGTTGTCACTACAACGCAAGACAATTTCTTTGTAGACAGTTCAGATA